CGTGTATGCTTACGTCTCAGTCTTACAGCAGGCTAAAAAATAAAGTACATACACACCTTTTGTATGTATACGCACGCAAAAAATTAAAAAAAAGCCGTATAATGTGTGTATACACACCTCAAAGGAGCCCAAAATGATCTCGGAAATGAAGCGTTGGAACCTGTTTATCCCCGTAAATTTGCTAGAAAAAACCCAAAATTTGGCTAAAAAACGGGGTGTTTCGTCCGCTGATGTGGTCAGAATTGCCCTAGAAAAGTACCTTGTAGCCGTAGAAAAGCACGAAAAAGCACTGGCGGAGGCTGAAAATGTCCCAGCTTGACCCCGAAATCGGTGACGATCCGCTGGAATACGGCGAAAAAACGGTCTCATTCCCCCAAATCAGCGATGAAATGGTTGCATCCATAGCACTAGGCATGGAAGATGAGCTGATCGTGGCAGCTCGGCATGGTTTAAGTGTTGAGCAGTACCAAGTTTTGGAGAAACAGAAGTGGTTTCAGCTCCAAATTGCCATGAAACGCTCGGAATTCGAGAAAAACGGCATTACATTCAAGGCAAAAGCCGTTTGGATGGCGGCAGACTTGCTCGATCAGGTGTACGTCAGTGCAGCAAGCAAAGATGCATCGCTCAGTCAGAAGCACGAAGTTCTTAAAACGCTTATCAAGGCCGGCGGTCTGGAGCCTAAAGAAGAAAGGGTGCAGAATACGGGGCCGAGCTTTACACTTTCGATCGATCTTGGTGGCGGGCAGACAATCAGCCTTGGAAACCAGCCAGTCATGCAGCCTGTTACATTGGACGTGGAAACTAAGGAAATTAAATGAGCGTTTACAAACCGACGGCGACGCAGCGTGAATTCATGTTGGACGAAAACTACGTCCGAGTTTTGGCAGGGCCAGTTGGTGGTGGTAAATCTGTGACTTGCGTACATGAACTAGTACGTCTTGCCATGGGTCAAGCGCCAAATGCCAAAAATGTCAGGAAGACCAGAGCGGTTATCGTGCGTAACACGGCTGACCAGCTGGCGCTGACGACACGAAAGACAGTGTTCGATTGGCTGCCACCCGGCGAGGCTGGGATATGGAAAGCTGTTGAAAAGACGTTTATACTGATGGCCAAGTTAGCCGACGGCACCACGGTCGAATCGGAGTGGCTATTCATTGCCCTTGATACACCCGACGACGTTAGAAAAGCGCTGTCACTAGAGACGACGTTTATCTGGGGAAACGAATCTCGAGAACTACATCAAGACGTGGTGGATGGTCTGCTCGGTCGTCTGAACCGCTATCCGTCAATGAAAGACGGAGGCCCGACGAGGTCATGCGCACTGTTTGATACGAACATGCCGGACGAAGATACGTGGTGGCATAACAAAATGGAAGAACCACCTAGCAACTGGTCGATCTACAAACAGCCGGCTGCGATTCTAAAACCCGACGTATACACAGAGCGATTCGGCGAAGAGCCTGAAGAAGTCCTGCTGGATAAAGACGCTCAGGAATGGTGTGTCAACCCAGAGGCGGATAACTACAACCACCTGCCAAAACAGTACTACCCCAACTTGATCCCCGGAAAGACTGAGGACTGGCTACGTGTGTATCTGAGGTCAGAGTATGGTAGGTCGCTCTCAGGTACCCCTGTGTACGAAAAGACCTTCACGTTTGATTTCCATGTAGCCAAGGATTCCATCAAGCCGATTCGTGGTTCGGACTATCCGATCATCATCGGTCTTGACTTTGGGCGTACACCAGCAGCGGTGTTTAAGCAGCGTGACCCTCGCGGACGTGTTGTGACGCTGGGAGAGCTGGTCTCGGAGAACATGGGTATTGAGACTTTTATCCGCACTAGACTGAACCCGCACATCGCGAATCACTTGCAGGGTTGTACCTTTTTAGTTGCGCCTGACCCAGCCGGTTACGCCAAACAGCAGCAAAACGAGATGTCGCTGGTTGATGTTCTCAAAGAAGCAGGGTTCAAATGCGTTCGGCCCCCGACGAATAAGCCAGAGCTTAGGATTCAGGCGGTGGAGCGGTTGCTCATGCAGCAGCTGGAAGGTAAGGCGCTGTATCTGATCGATCCGTCATGCACCTCGCTCATCAAGGGATTCCGGTACGGGTATAGGTACAAGATCAAGAAGAACGGCGAGATGGAAGACCGTCCGGACAAGAACGAGTTTTCCCACGTCCATGACGCGAACCAGTACGCAGACTCCGTGATGGATATGAATTTGCGGGGTGCGGCGCTCAGCTCGGGGAAGAAAGAAGTCAAGAAAGTTAAGTACGCATACACTTGACCGCTTGACATGACGGCGTACAATGCGGTAACTATTTAAGGACGACTGATGGCTACAGGTATTGCTCTCATTCCAGTTGCCCGCGCAAGTGACCTTGAGGCGGAGTCAAGAAAGCGTAGCGACGCTATGCAGAATCAACCCGTGATTCAGGGTTTGGCTGCGCACGTCCGCACTCGTTGGGACAGCTCACGAACTGCAAAACGTAATCTTGAAGACCGCATGCTCCAGTGTCTGCGCCAGCGCAATGGTGAGTACGACCCTGATAAATTGCAAGAGATTAAGGATCAGGGCGGCTCAACAATCTACATAAATCTAACCTCAGTTAAGTGCCGTGCAGCGACAAGCTGGTTGCGGGACACGTTGTTAGGTTCTGGGGCTGATAAGCCTTGGTCGATCGCGGCGACTCCAAACCCAGACATGCCTCCGGAAATCATGCAGGAGTTGCAGGCACGACTGGCTAATGAGTTAGCGATTCACTTGCAGCAAGGCGGCATGCAGCCTAGTCCCTCAGAACTTCGCACAATGGCCGTGCAGATGAAAGATGAAGCTGAGCGTGAGATGCGCGAAATGTCCGCAGACCGCGTAGCCCGCATGGAACGTAAGATGGAAGACCAGTTGCATGAAGGCGGCTGGCATAAAGCGTTCAACGAATTTTTGGATGACATCGTTACATTCCCATATGCTGTGATGAAGGGCCCGATCAAGCGTAAACGCAAGACCCTGAAGTGGCAGAACAACGAATTGGTTCCTGTCGAAGAGATTCGCAACGAGTGGGAACGTGTTGATCCGTTCATGCTCTATTGGGCTCCATGGTCGTGGGAGTTGGGCGACGGTTATGTGATCGAGCGTCACCGCATGACAGCGGATGACTTGCAGGCACTGATCGACGTGCCCGGTTACAACAACGACGCTATTCGTACAGTGCTCAATGACTTCTCTACATCGGGAATGAAAGAGTGGCTGTGGACTGACGCATCAAAAGCAGAAGCCGAAGGTAAGTACGTCACTGAGGCAATTATTTCCGGTGACTTGATCGACGCTCTGCAGTTGTGGGATTCTGTCAAAGGTAGCTTGCTGCTCGAGTGGGGCTTGACTGAGAAAGAGATTCCTGATCCAGCTCTGAACTACCCCTGTGAAGTGTGGCTCATCGGCAGCACCGTCATTCGCGCTGTGCTGAACTACGATCCGTTAGGTCGCAAGCCTTACTACGTAACAAGCTACGAAAATCTCCCCGGCTCTGTAGACGGTAAAGGCGTGACTGACTTGTGCCGTGACGCACAAGCGATGGTGAACGCATCAGGCCGTGCACTTGCGAACAACATGGGTATCAGCTCTGGCCCACAGGTTGGTATCAACATCTCTCGTTTGCCATCAGGCGAAGACATCACAGACATGCACCCATGGAAGATTTGGCAGTTCTCATCTTCTGACTATGGTGACAATTCACCTCCCATCACGTTCTTCCAACCCCAGAGTAATGCCAACGAGTTGATGGCTGTGTTTGAGAAATTCTCTGCACGCGCTGACGAAGACACGATGATCCCTCGCTACATGACTGGCGAGAACACACCCGGCGCAGGACGCACATCATCTGGCTTGTCCATGTTGATCTCCAACGCTGGCAAGGGTATCAAGCAGGTTATCAGCAACATCGACAAGAACGTCATCACGCCAGCCATCGAGCGCTTGTACCAAGACAACTTGCGCTACAGCAAAGACCCTGACCTGATCGGCGACGTGAACGTTGTTGCGACTGGTGCGTCTAGCCTC